CTTAACCTCCTCAGTTTTGAGGCAGGTCAAAGTATCCTTCCCGATCAAGATCCTTGAGCTGGTTGAGGTTAGCTGAGAGAAGACTTGACTGCTGACTAGGAGTAGCAAGATCAATATACTTTTTTTCATCTTTATATTTATTTTTAGTGGTTTGTTCCTTACTGTCTATGAAAACTACCTCTCCTTTGAGTGTAGACATTCTGTTCTGGAGATCAACAATGTTCTGTTTATGTTTGTCTATCTCCTGCTGTTTGTCCTGTATATCTTTCTTAAGGTAATTCTCATATCGAGTGTTGTCCTGATTCTTTTTTATGCCACGTAGATGAAGGAAGGCAAACAAAGAGAGTATGAGGAAGGCTACAATAATTATAGCCAACTCATCCTTACTTATCTTTATTGTCCAGTTCTTCTTTAATAGCATTAGCTTGTTGAAGAGCTTGTTCATGTTTGTATGTTTTAATAATTTGCACAACATCGTGATACGAAAACCATGGGAGAGTTGAAATTTCCTGAACCAATTCTTCAGCATCTTCTAAAGCTTTGAGGTAAAAGCCTCCGCCCTCTATATCAAATAGAGCAGTGGCTAAGACTTTATACTTCTGTTCAGCGGCCTTGATAAATTGATTACCCTTCATCTTAACCTCCTTCTCCCAGAAGGGAGGGCCTATATGGTCTGAGATATTAATAAAGGCGTTAGCGTGGATAACAGATGCAATGATCTGATGTTTCTTGTGATCGTCTAGAATCATCTCTTTGTAAGTATTTCTATTAGTTGTTTTTTATAAGCTACTGCTTTCTCAAGAACGGAATCAATAACTTCCTTTGTGTTGCTCTGCAAATGTACGGGAATTATTGCCATCTTGTTCTTACCATCCATGCGAGGATCGTAAGATATGAACATTCCTTCCTCTTTACCTGCTACCAGCATATTCATTTGCAATTGCCACCAATATGCCTTTCTCTCCTTGAGTAACTCAGCCTCGTCTTTAATGAGCAGGTTCTGAACGTGGTTCTCAAAGTTGTAAGGACACTTGATCTCAATCACACCGAAGCGTGAGCAAATACCATCAGGCGATCCACCTGCATGATCTCCATAAGGAATGAACCCCGTAGAATCTACCGTAGACTCCATGAGTTCAGCGTATAGGTTACAAGCCTCAGCCTCGTGATCAACACCCCAGTCTGTAGCGGCAGAGTTAGTAGTCTGCTCAAGTCCTGCCATCTCCTCGGCAACCTTAGACATAACGTAAGACTTAGCTGTCTCAGACATCTCTCCCTTCTCACGGGCCTCCTTGGATTGAGGGTTAGTAAGAAGCTTGTATATCTCTGATGAGGTAAACTTACCTACACGAGCGTTGAACCAAGCCTGTGACCGCTGATCTGCAGCCATGGCTTGTTCCTTTAAAATTTCGTTCAATAGATTATTCATTGTCACCTCCGTTCTTTTTCTTTGCCTTCTCAATAATCTCCTTCTTCTGTTCTGGATCAATCATCACTGACTCGTCAGATAGAGCAGCCTCAAGTTCCACTACATTGGTGGTCTTCTCAAGTAATCTCTCGATTTGCTCCTCGCTCATCTTAACGTACTCGACAGTCTTGTACTCCTCGTTATCGATAGAGATAGCGGTATTAACCTTCTCAATCTTATCCAAAGCGAAAGATGATTTAGGTATAGACTTCCATCCTCTCTTCACAACGGTCTTACGTGCCATCTCCCCGTAGTCAGTAGACCATGGGCCTATATCCTTACGGCCAGTCTCTGAACGATTCTTAATGGCATCAATCTGAGGCTTCCACATGATCTCGAATAACTTCTCGTCATTGTGCAATACAAAGATCGCGTACACAGCTATCACATCGCTGTCCTTGAAGGTCTCCCCCTTAGGCTTGTGGGTAATCTCAGGGTTAGTTCCTTGAATAAAGTCGAACTCGTCTCCTCGGTAAACCACAGCAGAAGATACAGACTTGATAATCCCTGTGTCAGATATAAGTTTAATCATGCCCTGATACCCTGGCATTAGCTTCGCATTGCCCTTGAAAGGAACTAGGTAAGCTAGGTTCATTACAGGGTTAAGCGACAGCTTAGTCAAGGCACAGTTGAACACAGCCATGGCTACAGATTGAGGGTTTGAGTTCGCTAGAACCATGTTGTTGTTAGCAGCTTGGATGGCAAAGGACATCTCTCTCATGAGAACATCCTCTCCTCCCATTAGCTTAATCATTTCCTCTTTGCGAGGTTCGATGAACGGCATTACCGTCTTTGGTGAAATTGTTATGTTTGACATTTTGTGTGTAATTTACTAATTAATATTCGTCTCTATCCATATCCGCGTCTTCTTCACGAGTGCATTCGTAGCACAATCCTATTTCATCTTCAAATAGTTCTTGCACATCTGAATCATCCCAGTCACGGTATTTCCTGTTTGTGTGTTTGATGTCAGCGATTCGTTCTTCAATCTGTTCTGAATCGCAATAACGGCAGTAGTCGCTCATATGATTTATTTTTTATTGGTTTATACAAATATACAAAAGAATTATAAACTTTTACAATTCCTGTCAAAAAAAGTTTCTAACAATTCTATGTGTTCTTTATGCTCCTCCTTAATCTCTCTTCCGTCAGGGCTGAAGATCCTCTTAAGAATCTTCCTCCTCTGATCAATATCCATAGGGTAGAGAGCAAGGTCAAAGGCGAGATATGCCTTCGGATCGTTTCTAAGTCCCGTCTTATTTAGCATGGCAACAACCCTCTTGTGTAGGTTGTCAAGTTCCATGTACTTCTCGGCACGGGTTCTATATGTCTTACTACGAGAAAAGTTTGCCATTGTTTCTATCTTCAGTTCGTTCTATACATTTCTTAATTGCTCTCCAATCCTCTATATCCTCCTCGTTGAATTTAGGTGTACCGAAGAAGAGAGACATCATCCTACTTATATGCTTCTTGTCATAATCTGGACGGAATACCAAGAGAGCCTTCCGAGGGTTTATATTCCTCTCGGCAAAATAGAGGAACCATTTAGCCCTTTTTTTGTGTACTGACTTCATCTATTACCCTTTGTATTTTTGAGCGTAATTCATCCACCTCGTCACAGTATTCGATTAGCCCCTCAAGTAAAAGGTCAATCTTCTCTCTGTTCTTTAGAGGCTTTTTCCGTCCCACAAGATCGTTCATATACCGTGTTGGAAGGTTTTTCTTCTTGCATATATAGTGCATATTTAATACGTCTGCATGAGACCTACAAGATGAAATAAGATAGTCTAAAACGTGCTTGGCTACATCTTGTTGCCCTATCTTATTTTCTTCCACGCCCCCCTTAGCATTGCTCTCTCTTACTATCATCATCGGCCCGTTTTTTTTCGGTTTGCTGGTCTGAAAGCCAGACGTTTTCTGAAGTTGTGCAAAAAGATGCTCAACCTAATTCGTGTATACATCAGGTCTAAATTCCTATCGGTTTCTTGCTTAATCATGTGCGTGTGTGTTTTAATTAGTGAAATAGTGTTTAACCTATTGTTGTACAAATATAGTGAAAATAAAAAAGGGGAATAAGAACTTAATCCTATTCCCCTCTTCGTTAACCAATAAACACCACGAACTAATTGTATTGTAAATGTTTCTCTAGGAAGATAATCTCGCTGTCATCGAACTCGTTCCAGTCCGACACATCGTCATCATCTGCATCCATGTCATCCGTGTAAGATGCGTTCTGAATTGTCAGGCTCTCCTCATCCATATTGGCATACCCCTGAAGGTACACCTTAATCTCTTTCTTTCCGCAGTCCACCACATGAACTGCATCAAAGCCTAGTAATCTTCCTGACGGGTACACGTCTAGTTGTACTTGGTCTGCTATGTCCTTTATAAAGTATTTCATTTGTTGCCCTCCAGCTCGTTTATTTCGTTAGTTAATTGTATTAGCATCTGCTTTCTCTTTTCGAGAACCTCCTCTTTGATTCGAGCCATGTCTTCCTGATATGTTTCGTGCCATGCAGACAAAGATTCCAATACGGCAGAGGTAAGAGAATTAAGAACCTCTTCAATATTTGTGGCGTAGTGGAACTCCAGTGTAACACCTCGGTAACTTGAGAAGTTAACCTTGAACTCAACCTCTCCTGAATTGAAGTACACCGATGTGAACTCCTTCTCCTTATCGGCATTCATTTGGTGTATCCTAACATTAGGGGTGTGTCTCACTATTTCTCCAATGATGGAATAATTCTCGTGCATATCTGCAACATTACGTGCAATGCTAATTAGCTTTTCAATTTGTGTTTTCATGTGTGTATTAGTTTAATAAGTTTCTGATTGCTGAGGCAAGGGGTATGCTCAAGAGCAACCCGATGCCGATTAATGTTATGGTCATTGACTCCATGGCAATACCCGTGTACAAGATAATGATCAGGACAGCAGCAATTCCATACGCGATTCTCTCGTTATTCATTTACACCTCCAGTCAAGAACTCAATCTTGTTATTCTCTGCAAGGAATTTCTTCCCTTCAGTAGTTGTTACAGAATGTAAATACATTTCAGGGTTTGAACGAGTCCCTACATTCTCGCTTAAGTAGTCTGCAATTTCGTGAACTACTCCGTTAATTTTAGCTTTAATCATGGCATTATGTTTTTAAATTGTTCTTGGTCTTTTTTCCATTGTTCGTACTCAGCAATGGCCTGAGAGAAAGATGATAGTACAAGATTTGCTCTCTTGTACTCTCTCTTCCTATTTTGGTGAACCTCTAGCGTGTATGTCTCACCCGTCTTGTTGAAGAAAAATGTTGTCTCGTTCATACAAGTACGTTTGTTAGTTCTAGTTGCACTCGATAGTCATGGCCTCGTCCTCCAGCCTCGTATGTAACAAGGTTGTTTTGATATGTTACCTCCACCTCGTAGCCCAAGTCATCCGTTATTTCGAAGAAGCGAGAGAGAGCCTTGTTCCGTGTGTAAAAGATAATGTCCTGACTGCCTCCGATATGTTCTTGCATGGGGCGTTTCTTAATTGTTATTACGTTCATGGCATTTTAGATTTTAGTTGATTCGATTAGCGTGTAGTATTCATCGTAAAGGTCGTTGAAGATATCTTGAGCCTCCTCGGTGTACCTCTCCCCCTCTTCTGATTCTTCCCAAATTTGTATGCGGTCATAGTGTACTCTTTCAAGGTGTGCCGAAGCAAGTTCAGAAGCAAGTTCAACGGCATTGATTGTTATTTCGTGTTCGTTCATAGTAATGATATTTTAGGGTTGTATTTTGAATGTTTTCTGAAGTGTTTAACTGCGTCTTCTAAATTACTGAAGTATTCTTTATCATCTATCAGGTGTATCTCTTTACTTTGCTCGTCCCATACTGACTCGATAATTTCATCAAACGAAATGGTAAAGTAGGTATCCCCCTCGCTAAATGGATATTCTCTTTCAGGTGTCTGAGCAATACGGATAATACTTTTGATTGCCTCCAGTATGTCTGAATCGTCTTCAAATACCTCATGTTCCATTAGGTCATCTCGAACCTGAATAGCAAGTGTATTAATTAATTTTAAAATGTCTTCTTGTGTTACTTGTTGTGTGTTCATGTGTTTATTTTTTATAGGTTATTTATTAATTTCAATTAGTGTTCCGTCCGCTTGTTCCTCGTAGTAATAGTCGCTGTCTTCAATATCCCACTCCGTGTAGTAATACTCTTCAAGTTGGTAAGCCTCGGCAAGAATGAAGTCATCAGATAACTCCTTGTTCCCGTCTACGTTCTGCTCTCTTAGGTACTTAATCAGGTCGGTCTCACTCTCGAAGTAAGCCTCCCCGTCTTGTACGCAGAAGCCCTCATTCATTCCTTTGCCAGTCGCTGTGTCAACTCTTGCCCATTTCCTCGGTAATTGCTTACCCTCTATGGCATAGAACACGAGTCCTGTAGTGTCCCATAGTTCGTCTTCCAAGTGAATCAGAGACTCGCTCTCGTCCTCGTATACCTTGTACACCTCTTTACCTGATTCAATTAGCTTAATTGCTTTCTCTTTGCTTACAACTTCCCATGTGAAGCCGTCCTTTGTTGTGTATTCCATATGTTTTTATTTATTAGTTATTAAGTTTTTCAATTGTCAGTACGTCCATCATCTTGCGGTACATAAGCTTTGTGTAGTTCATAACGTGTACCTCGTCATTGAAGTTCACCTCACTAACTACCACTCTACCGTATACCTGAACTCGTAGTTCTACTTTAGCCCTGCAAGGAAAGGTTACCTCCCCTTTTAGCATAGGTAATTTCATGTTGTGGTAACTCGGTTTCATTTTATGTTAATTGAATTAAGTACGTTTTTGAATCCTTTGTACACGGCCTGTGTATAGGCCTTACTATCATGGCCTAAAACACTGGCCATCATTAAGCTAGTTACCGAGGCGTAGCGGAAAGCAATTTCCTCGTATACGTGCTGGAATGTTTCGCCGTTACGAAGAGCCGTGTATAACTCCTCCTTTGAATTTACCACGAGGTTACTGAATAAACCCTCTCGGTTTGCCTTAATGTGTGAATCGGCAATCTGCTTCTGCAATTTTGTTATTCTGCTCATAACGTTAAATTTATTTAATTAATCTTGTATAGCTATCAATACCTCGGATAAAGACTCGTATAGGAAACTCCCGTTGTAAGTCTTAGAACCATATTGATTGATTGAAACTTGGTCTTCAGAAAGTTCTAAACTCTGAAAAGTTCCTGTTCTTTGGCCGTAGCTGTCACGTGTTGCAATGAAATAAGTTTTCATAAAATTATAAATTTAATTGGTTAAGACATGAGGCCGGAGAGCCTCACGTTTCGGGTATTGAACCCTCTTCAGTTAACCTCCTATGTGTAGAGTCACTCTATGGAACTCGTTCTCGTGGTCATCTTCCCACTCTACACGTCCATGTTCTTTCCACCTATTACCTAATCTCCATGTGACGTTTGAGTCACCGCTTGTAGCCCACACTACATTAGGCTTAAATTCAGTGAAGAAGGTGTCTTCGTTTTCCTCTGCTTCCTCTCTTAAATGTTCTAATAAATTTTCCATGGCATTAAATTTTATTTGGTTAAGAGGAACCCCTATGTGGTGTGGTCTTTCGTCACCACCCTTTGTTTAATTGGGGCTGAATAAGTTCATTTAATCCTTTCGTCCATTCAGGACTCGTCAGTTAACCTTTTTTCAAGTTGAACCTTGTCGGCTTGTCGAACTCTATAAAGTACTCAGAGTCGAACGTGTATTGCTCCCCTTTGAACTCAGGGTTATACACTAGCGTTCCATCCTCGTTGAACTTCATTCCTATGCACTCTTGAGTGAATTTCATGGCCATCATAGTGGTAAGTACTCTTGCACTCTCTTCGTCCATTTGGGTTATAATCTTAGCTACCAAGGTTGGTTCTGGCGAAGTAATGTACTTCCCAAGTTCCTCACGTGTAGCCACTATTTCACCCTCGAATGCAGTAACTAGGGCTTTAGTAATTAGCTCGAAAGAGTAAGGGTTATTGTTCAACCCAATGTTCAATTGAAATACGTTCATGTTTTCCATGTGTTTAAGATATTAATTGGTTTATACAGCCTTTCGGCTGTTTCGGTCATTCAGACCTCTTCAGTAAACCTCGTAAGTAAATTCAGGATAGTGCTTGTCTAAGTATTCATTCAGTCTATCGTGTGACCTGAATCTTTTCACCGATACCTTGTCCGACCACTCGTTAGCATAGGTGTACTCTTTGATGATGGCAATGTAATTTCCTTTGAATACTTTGTCCTCATCAGCTAATAATAGGAAATTGTTCGTTAGCACGTTTTCTCTCAAGATAAATTGTTGCATGATGTTTATTTTTTTATAGTTAGTGTACGTTTAACATGTGATAGCCCCTGAAACATTAAGAACCTCTTCGTTATTTGCAAGGCATTGGCTCTATCTGTTGCTATAATTGTCGTGCTGTCTATCTCCTCTCCCCCCTTTGTGAATAGGGTTAAAATCCACTGTTTTGTTTCCATGTGTTTTGAATTATTGTGTTATACTTTTTTTGACTCAATTAGGTTGAAAAAGTCCATGTAAAATATGTGGAATAGTTCGTTAGCCTCCTCGGTGTAATACTTACCGTCCTCCTCCCAAATTTGCATTTTCTCTCCGTATTTTGTCTCAAGGTGTAAAGAAGCTAATTCAGAGGCAAGGTCTTGTGCGTTAATTGTTCTAGTAAACATAGTTATGTGTATTAATTGGTTAGCGAAATGTGTGGACTCGAACCACAAGGTCTCTCTTACGAGCAAACCTCTCCGAGCATTTCAGTGTGTTACCGATACGTCAAAGAACTTTGTATCAATTCCGTTGAATGATGGAGCAAACCTACAACCGTTCTAAATGTTATTCCAAACAATATTCCAATTATTTTCAAAACATGCTCTGTAACCCGCATTTTATGCACCAACTTTTTTCATTTTCGCTCTACAGCCCACGCCAAATGCGGACTCATTTTCTACAAACCAATGAATACAAGGCATACAGAAGCAGTAAAGAAACATATAAAAAGGCAAAAAATACGCACGAAAAGAGAAACGTAGGAATGATAGGGGTTACATCAAACACATGATTAAAAAAATGAGGATTGGCGCATGTTTCAGAAGGTCTCATGTGACTGGCGGAAGCGGTGAAACGTGTGTTGTTTTGTGTTCGGCTTGTGCATGAAAAGGGAAATTTTGGGGTGCTTGTTAGGTATTTTCATGTGGCAAAATATGTATTGAATATTGCCGAAATTGATACGCGAAACGTGTTCGGTTTTGGGGTTGAATTTTGGGTTTATTTCGGGCAATGTTTCAGGGGTTATTTTATGCCGTGTTTGAATGTCTGTTATCGGCATGAGTGAGACGTTGTGTTGTGGCTTTCATTTAGGGGTTATAAAGAGACGTTCACACATGAGGTGATACATGACTATAGGAGAGGTGAATACATTGCGTTTATGGTCACGTTATGCGGTCATGCTTTGCCGAGGTGAGAGCTTCGGGATCCCACTATTGACGCGGTGTGTAGCGATTCGTTGTGCCGAGAGAATGTGGCTTGGCTTAGGCTTTTCCTAGTGTTGACGGGCGTTGCAGAAGGTTCGAGGGTTGCCTTTTGGGGTGCTTGACCGAATGGTGGGGGTGGGTTCGTAAACACGCGATTCCTGTGGGCGAGGGGGGTGGCCTAGCATGGGGGAAACCTCCTTCCTTAAACTGCTTGCATATATCCTTCCCTAAACACTTCGCCTTACCCCCCTT